AGATTGGTTCAACACCTGCTGGTAAGAATCACGGCATCGTGATGTTCATTGACTGGTCTGGTTCCATGACTAGCAATATGTCTGGCACTATTGAACAGTTAATTACACTAACCACTTTTTGCCGCAAAGTGAACATTCCTTTCGAAGTGTACGCCTTCTCTACAGGCTACAAAAAAGATCGAGTGGATCGAAACGATTGGCCAATCAATGTTGCTTCTGGTACTCTGATGTTTGATGAGCCGTTCAATCTTCTGAACTTCTTCTCAAGCAAAATGAAGAATAGTGAATATCGTATGATGGCAAACGATCTTCTAAACTTTGGAAAGACTGTTCGGCAAGAATACTCTGGTCTTCGTGGTTATTCCATGGATAAAGATTTTGCGCTTGGTGGTACTCCTCTGAATGCTACGATTTTTGCGGCAAGTGAAATTGTCAATCGTTTTCGTAAAGGATACAAATCAGAAATTGTTGATGTAGTATTCTTGACTGATGGTTGCGATACTGATACACTCTACAGTAAAAGTAATGACTTTGGAGGAATGTCTGTTCGTCCTCCGAGCAAGTATTCTGTATCCTTCATTACCGATGAAGAGACAAAGAAAAAGTATCGTGTTGGAGAATACGGTGTTACTCCAGTGCTGTTGCAGATTCTTAAAGATCGTACCAACTGCAATCTGATTGGTTTCTACATTCTGAATGGTTCCAAGAATGTTCTTCGAGGTGAACTAAATCGCTTTGGTAAGTTCTTGACCGATGAAGAATACAAAGTTTTTCGAAGTGAAAAATTTATTGCGATTGACTCTTACGGATATGACCAATACTTTGTCATCCCTGGTGCCGACGATCTGAAGATTGAAGACGATAGTCTGGATGATCTGGTTGAGAAAAACGAAGTTAGTACTCGCAAACTTAAGACTGCGTTCCTAAAGTTAAATCGAGGTCGACTGACTAACCGTGTACTTCTTTCCAAAGTGATCGAAGAAATTGCTTGACATTTCTCCGAACCTGTGATACACTTATTTTATTGATTTGATAAACCTACCCTTTGATAAGGACTATATTATGACTAAGCAATCCGACAAAGTGACTTTCATTACTGAAGCCTCTAAGCGGTTTGGCAATACTATTACCCGTCAACAATTGAAGCAAATGTATAGCGAAGGCTTTAAGCGCCAAGCGTGGTTGACCAAAGATGAATACCGTGTTGGTCGTGGTGCGTATCGTTTGCCTCTTGATGATTTCAATGTCAATTTAAATATGGCAACAAATGTAGTGGAGATGCCTGTGCAAAAACCTGTTGTGTCTGCACCAGCAAAAATTTCTTCTGTTGGTCGTGTCGAAGAAGGTGCAATCGTTCCCAAAGTAAATCCTCTCTATGTTGAGTTTGGTTTCTTTGACAAGATGAAAGCCATCGTAAAGAGCCAGCGGTTCTATCCAGTATTCGTTTCTGGTCTCTCTGGTAACGGCAAGACTTTCATGGTCGAACAGTCCTGTGCCCAGACAAAACGAGAGTTTCTCCGAGTGAACATTTCTCCCGAAACCGATGAAGATGATCTGATCGGCGGCTTCCGTCTGATTGACGGTGAGACAAAATGGTTTGACGGTCCTGTCATTCAGGCAATGAAGCGTGGTTCAGTCCTCGTCCTTGATGAGATTGATCGTGGTTCGAATAAACTAATCTGCCTGCAAGGTGTGCTTGAAGGCAAAGGTATTCTGATCAAGAAGACTGGTGAGTATGTCGAACCTGCCGCTGGTTTCAATATTGTTGCTACCGCT